GCAGTAAGTAGAACCCGTCAAGACATACAAAGTTGGAACACGGCACTCCGAATGGCTCAAAGCGAAGATGCAAAAAATTATAAATTGCAGTTGCTTTTTGACGAAATAAGCAACGACGCCCTTTTGACTTCACAAATTCAAAACCGAAAACAGCAATTATTTACATCGAGTTTTTCGCTTAAAAAACCAAACGGAGAGGTTGATGAGGAGCAAACAACTAAACTAAAAAACAGCCCTATTTTTCGCCAATTAACAATGGCAATTTTAGACAGTTTGTATTATGGCTATTCGTTGGTTGAATTGCGTTTAGAAGCCAATACAAAAGGCGAATTAGTGCCTGTTGTTACTACTTTGCCAAGAACCAACGTTGTGCCTCAAAAAGGATTGTTTTATAAAGATTACACGCAAGACAAAACAACGGCTTATCGTGAAATGCCCGAATTTGGAACGTGGATTTTAGAGTTTAATTCTAATGAATTGGGATTGCTAAACAAAGCCGTGAGCCACGTTTTATTCAAACGTTTTGCACAATCCTGTTGGAGTGAACTTTGCGAAATATACGGCATTCCGCCACGTGTTTTGAAAACCAATACACAGGACGGAACAATGCTACGCCGTGGGGAACAAATGATGCGTGACATGGGTAGTGCCGCTTGGTTTATTATCGACAGTACAGAAAACTTTGAGTGGGCAAAAGGAGTGGCAACCAATGGCGATGTTTACAATAACTTAATTGGGCTTTGTAACAATGAAATTTCTATGTTAATTTCGGGTGCGGTTATCGGTCAAGATACTAAAAACGGAAGTAAGGGCAAAGAACAAAGTTCACAGGATATGCTTTGGCAGTTGGTACAATCGGATATGGAGCAAGCAGAGCAATACTGGAACGACACCATAATACCCGGACTTATTAATATTGGTTTTCTAACTGGCGAACTAAATTATGAGTTTGATCCGCAAGAAGACACACAACAATTATATGAGCGTGCCATTGGCTTTTTGGGAACTGGGAACTATGCAATAACGCCCGATTATATTCTTAAAAAATTCGGTCTTGAAGTAGTAGAAAAAACACAGCCTACACCGAGTACTCAAAAACTAAACTTGGACGGCGATTTTTTCGTATAAGCCCTGAATATTTTGGGGCGTTACACAATAGATTAAATTTTATTTATGACTGCAATTGTGCCGATTGTAAAACGCAAAAAGAGGTTTTAAATTTATCTATTTCAAAAGGATTTAAAAACCTTTTAAAGGTTGCCGAAAAGGCGTTTAAAAAGTTGCACGAAAACGGAAAGTACCATCCAAAGGATTTAAAAAACACTTTGGAATATCAAAATTTAATCAATGAAACAAATGCCGTTTTTGATAAAACGATAGTTGACAATGTAGTTGATGGTGCGTTGTTAAAAAACTTGCAAAATGATGTTTTTTTGTTTTCTGGACTTAAAACCCACGCCCAACTTTTGGAAGCCTCGAGGTTGCTGTTAGATGCCGATAAAAAAATAAAACCTTTGGCAGTTTTTAAAAAAGATTTTTTGAAAATTAATGAAACTTATAATGAAAGGTATTTAGATGCCGAATATGGCTTTGCGGTCTCATCGGCACAAATGGCAGAAAAATGGAATAATTTTTCAGACTCACCAGATTATAATTTGCAATATCGTACTGCAGGTGATGAGAAAGTTAGAGCAAGTCATAACGCTTTACGAGATACAACACTACCAAAATCAGATCCGTTTTGGGATAGTTATTGTCCGCCAAATGGATTTGGCCCATGTCGTTGTACTGTGGTTGAAGTTTTGGCAGAGGATTACCCAAAATCGGATAGCAAGAAAGCAATTGAAAAAGGAGATATAGCAACTACTCAAATAGGTAAAGATGGTATAAATCGACTTGCAATTTTTAGATTTAATCCAGGAAAGGACAAAGTAATATTTCCGCCAAACCATCCGTATAGTAAAGTAATCGGAGCAAAGGCGGTTGTTAATCAATTGACAAAATAAAGTAATATGAATTTTCAACAATTTACGGACAAAACTTTAAAGGATATTGAAGTAAAAGCAACCGAGTTGTTTGACAGAAATTTTGAACAACAAGGTTTTTTTGGTACAAAATGGAAAGAGCGTAAAAACGGCTCTAATGGGCGGGCTATTTTAATGGGTGTTGGTAGATTAAGACGTGGTGTAAAAACACCTAAAAGGAACGGAAATACTATTGTTTGGAGTTTTGATGTGCCGTATGCCAAAATACATAATGAGGGTGGCACAATTAAAGCCACTCAAAACGTGCGGTCATTTAGTAGAACGGTAAAAGGAAAAGAGCAAAAGATTAAGGCTTTCACTCGAAGTGTAAATATTAAGATGCCACAACGACAATTCATAGGCGACCATCCACAATTGAGAAAAGCAATAGAGGTAATTGTAAACCGAAACGCAAAAAAATTAATTGAAGATTTTAAAAAAAACATTAAACCATGAAACAAGTTTTACAAAATATCCAAAACAAGCTATCTGAAGTACCCGAACTAAAATATATTGATGAAGACTGGGGACAACTGAACATGTACCAACCGCCTGTTAAATGGCCGTGTTGTTTGATTGATATTAGTGATGTTAATTATTCTAATTTAGGCATTGACAGAAACGCCATTCCACAAAACAGACAGTTAGGAAAGGCAACCGTAAAACTAACATTAGCAAACTTAAAATTAACCAATACCAGTATGCAAGCCCCACAAACCCAAAAAGACCAAGCTTGGTTAATTTGGGATTTGGCACAAAAAATACATGAAAAAATACACGGATTTGCTCCCGATGTGAATTGTAGTAGAATGTTACGCAACGATTTAAAAAGAAGTGTTCGGGACGATGGTGTGCAGGAATATTTTATAACCTATTATGTAGAGGCAACAAACGTTTAATCAAAAAGCGAGGTTTGATTGTCAATTTCTTTTAGTTGTTTGTTGATAGGTGTGTCTATAATATTGCGTAAAGTACCAATGCTAATAAAGTGAACTGGGTACACATATTTACGCCAAACAACTGCAAACGGAATATCATCCGTTTTATGCTGTAAGTACGTTTCTAATATAGCACGGTAGCGTAGGAGTTTGTTACGCTGTTGCCCTTGAGTTCTACGATTTGCCATAGTGCCAAAATTATTGCTTTAAATAATTCCGTGCAAGTCGATTTTTACCGTATAAAAAAACCACGTTTTCGGACGTGGTTTTTGGTTTATACTAAATGGCTAAATAAATTATGTAGTGTTTCAGTTGCTCTTTCTAGATCCAAAGTATCAAGTGACCAATAAGGTAAATTACCCGTTCTTTTTTCGCACTTCCAGTTTCTTTTTTCAAATTCTAATTCATAGGGTTTTACAAATTCTGAAAGTTTGTTTGCAAAATTTATAGCCATTTCGGTAGCACTTCTTGATTTTGCTTCTTTTGCTTTTTACTCAATTTCTTTAGAGCGAGCTGTATCATCTAACTGATTGAAAAATTCTGTTATATCCATGATTATTTTTTTTACAAAATTAAACCATAAAAAAACGTCATGCAACTCGATTTTTACCGCAAAAAAAACCGCTCACTTGGAGCGGTTACCTTTTACAAATTGTGCATTTACCATTTTTGAATAAACACATCCTTAAACATTTTTTGCAGTATTTAAACATTGTTTTATTTATAATTCATATTGATACCCTGTTTTTGCTTTTAATTCAGTAATCAAATTTTTGATTACTTCTACATCTGAACAACCGTGCTCAATTGCTTCTACTAAATAATAAAATTCGCTTTGTAAAACTTGAATAAATGTCATGGTTATTGTTTTTGTTGAGCGAATTTAACTCCTTAAAACCAAACACGGTAGTGATAGTTTAACTTTAGCTCAATATTAGCTTACTTAAAATTTAATACCTTAAATCAGTCCAATGGATTAATTTTGGTTTGTATAATTCCTCTGGTGCGGATTTTATTTTTGGATAAAAGAATTTAAAAAAGTCTTCCCAATTATCAAAACCGTCATTGATTGCAAACTTGAGCCTTTCGGCATAGCTTACTAATTCTTTATCATCAATAGTAATTTGTATAATATCGGAATGGTAATGTGTCATAAAAACTTCTTGAGTTGAAACAACTGGAACTCGTGGAGCGAAACGAAACATATTTTTAGTCCTAACATTAATGAAATAGTCAATCATTATACTTTCGTGCCATCTATCTTTTAAATCATCTCGTAGTGTGTGAAGTTTGGGATTAACTAATATAGTATGAGGAAATGGAATGTTTAAAGCAATTTGTGCCTCACGATAAGTTATTATACTTTTTTATAAAAGTCCTAAAATTATTTTTTCAACAAAAAAAGTTTCTTTTCCGTTGAGTTTGGTGCTAAATCCTAGTATCATAATTTTTATTTTTAAGTAAACTCCAAATGTTCGGAGTCTTTGATTATCGTTGTTATAAACGGGAAACTTTCTTTGGGAATCTTACCAATCATTTGCATTAGTATTGTTGATCCAGTAAATATGACGTGCTTGGTGCCTGATTTTTCTATTTGAAGTATTAAAAGTTTTGTGCCTAGTTTTACTTTGGAATCTTCTATTTTATAGTCTAAAACTGTTATTTCGGCATTTAGAACCCTATCTATTTTTATTTTATCGCCTGTAAAAGTCGATAATTCGGGCTTGATGCCAAAGTTTTTAAAGTTATTCATTTGGGAGTAATTTTTTTAGTAAGTGTTTTGAATTGCAATGTTTTGTCCAACCTTTGTAGGCGGCAATCGTGGCTTTGTTTTTATTTTTTGATACTGCTTTTGCAAATCGTTTTTTAATGCTTTTACGAAGCATTGTGTGGGTATGGTAAAACTTGTAACCTACAAAATCAATCCCACGAGCTTCGACTGGGAATACTTGGTAGTTTTGTTTTACTGTTAGTTTTAGATCATCTTTTAAATAGGTTTTAATTGCCTCTAAAATTTGGTGTAACTGTTGTTTGTTATCCGACAATATTACGATGTCATCGGCATAACGGAAATAGTATTTAATGGCTTTGTCCTCCTTAATCCAATGGTCGAAATATGTTAGATAATAATTAGCGAAATATTGGCTCAAATAGTTTCCGATAGGCAAACCGTCCGCACTATCAATAATCTCATCTAGCAACCAAAGTAGGTTATTGTCCTTGAATTTACGCCTCAATAATTGTTTTAGAACATCGTGGTCAACACTTGGATAAAACTTTTTAATGTCTAATTTCAAACAAAATTTAGTATTCGATTTGTCAATTAATGCTTTTTTGACGGCACGAGCTGCACCGTGAATTCCTTTTCCTTTTATGCAACTGTAAGTGTCTGCCGTGAATAAGTTTGTAAATATTGGCTCTAAAACGTTCATTACAGCGTGGTGGGTAATACGATCGGGAAAGTAAGGAAGTCTAAAAACTAGCCGCTCCTTTGGTTCAAAAACTTTGAAAGTGGTGTATTGTGAAGTTTGGTAGGATTTGTTCAAAAGCATTTCGTGTAAAAGTTGAATGTTCTGGTCCTGGTTCTTTTCGTGAAGTTTAACCCCATATTGATGCCCTTTGCCTTTTCGGGCGTGGGCATCAGCTAACTGGAGGTTTTCAATAGCAATTATTTGAGAATAAAGATTGTTTAATCGTTTCATGCCTTTGCTTTTTCTGGTCGCTTTCTTGACTAATTTAGAATACTAACAACCGTCTTTTGATAGTGTTTTTTTGCTCTGATAGCAAGGTCTGTGATGGTAATAAAAATAACTTAACATAGGTGGGAGCTGACATTCGAATTCGTGTTCCAATTATCGTAGTCGTTGTACGAAAAACCGCCACCCGAAGGAGAACTACAGCAACAACATCACACAACCCTCATTATTATGCTTTTA